TCGAGGCCACCATCCTCGGTGAAGGTGTTGCCCTGACCGACACTCCCGTCAAGCTTTCCAAGCTGACCGCCAAGCCTGAGCGCATCGGCATCGCCATCCCTGTCACCCGTCAGACCATCAATCAGACCAACGGTGTCATCGAGACTATCGTGCGCAAGCTCATGCCCCAGGCCGTCTACATGCTCCTGAACAAGATCCTCTTCTCCACCGCCAAGGTCACCGGAGCCACCGAGCTCGTGGGTCCTTTCGTGGGCAAGAAGGTCACCGCTTTGTCTTCCACTCCTACCTTCAAGCAGCTCAATCTGATGAAGGCCAAGGTCCTGGAGAGCGGTGTGGACGGCTCCGCCCTCTGTTGGGTCATGACCAAGTCCATGAAGGCCATCCTGGAAGGCGAGCCCATCAATCAGAAGGGCATCTACATCCCGATGATCCAGAACGACATGCTCTGCGGTCTGCCGGTGTTCACCTCCAACTACATCCGCGATGTCGAGTCTTCCTATGTGAAGGCTTCTGTCAACGAAGGTGTGGTGTCCTGGGCTGACTACACCCTCCAGGAGAACGATGAGATCGCCGGTGTGGTATCTGGTGATTCCACCGCCCACGCGAAGGCCAACCTGCCCACCGATGCGAAGGCCAACGACATCTATCAGGTGCTCGTCATCACCGAGAACATCGGTCTGGGTGATTGGCGTTATCAGCCCATGGGTCTGTTCGGTCCGATCTCCTTCATCGTGGATCCGTACTCTCAGTCCCGCAAGGATGCTGTGGACTTCGTCCTCAACACCAACTATGGCACCAAGACTCTCCGTCCGGAGGCATTCGCCATCGGTCAGGTCGCAGTGTCCGAATAGCTCTTTGAATGTAGTGTTTTAGAATTGGTTAGCCATGGCAGAATTGAATCTGGCACTCTTGAAGAAGCATGTGAGGGCTGATGACTTCACGGAGGATGACTCCTACCTTGAGCACCTTCTTGAGACCGCAAAGGAGGCCGTCATCAAGGCCACCAACCGGACTGAGAAAGAGCTCAAGGGTGAAGGCTCCGAGCTCCCCAACATGCTCAAGCAGGCCATTCTGATGCTCGCAGCCCATTGGTACAATCAGCGCGAGTCAGTGGCCTCTGCCCAGATGCACGAGGTGCCGGATTCAATGGCTGCTTTGGTGAAACCTTTCCGTAAACTCGTGGAGGATCCCGCAGAATGATTGCAGGAAGGATGACTGAAAGGGTGGTGCTCCTGGAGCCCACTGTCACCCGCGACAAGTTTGGCTCGGAGGTCACTACCTATGATGACTTCCGGACCGTGCATGCCGAGGTGCAGTGGAAGTCCGGAGGGACCAACCTTCAGGTGTCCGAACTGTTTCCCGATGGCCACATCGAGGTCATCATTCGGGATGCTCACCCTGTGGAGGCCAAGTGGCGCATCCGCTATAACGGTGAGCTGTATCATGTGGGGGCTGTCGCACCGAATCGTGTGAAGGGCCTCAAGAGGCTCATCTGCGACAAAGTGAATGACTGATGGCCCGCAACACCCGCTCCTTTGAGTATGACGATGAGGCTCTGCGGAAGCTTTTCGCAGAGATGGACTCGGCCCACCGGACCAAGGCCCTTCGGGGTGCATTCCGGACACAGGCCAACCTCTTCCGGAAGGATGCCATCAACAACCTTCGGGCAGAGCTCAATTCCAATGCCGACCTTGAGAAAGGCTTCCGGACAATCGTCTACAAGAAGACCCTGGGCTTTCGTGTGACGGTGGGTACTGTCAACCGCAAGACCAAGAGTGGGAAGCGCATCACGAAGGGATTCCACACCAACCGCTACGGGCAGGAGAAGCCCGTCCTGATCTGGGCTGAGGATGGTACACAGCCTCGCCGGGAGAAGGGTCAGCGAGTGGGCCACATGACACGGAGAGGATTCCGGAAGAGATATGCTCACAATGGTGCTTACCATGGCCGTATGAGACGATATGCCTTCATGGTCAAGGCCCGCACTCAATCTGCCGGGACAATCACTGAAAACCTACAACAATCGCTCATAAAGTACACCGTAAAAGTTGCAAAGAAGTATGGCTGCAAAGTCTGACATGACATCCCTGAGCTCCGGGCTCCTGATCAACGAACTCCTCTCCAACGATGAGGGGGTCATGGGTGTGGCCAATCAGGTTTTTCCCATCGTCAGCGAGCCGGGTGCAAAGCTGCCTTACATCTGCTATCGTAGGGGGAGCAATGAGGACCGGGCTGTGAAGACCCTTGCCGGGGCCGACACCGCCGTCATCGAGGTCCTCTGCTATGCCGACAATTACGCCCACAGTGTCCGGATGGCCGAGGCTGTCCGGAAGGCCATGGACGGTGTCAGCTACCGCTACGAAGATGATGGAGGGCAGTCCCTTGTGGCCCGGTCCATTCAGATGACCGATGCCGAAGAAGGGTGGAATGACGATGCTTACATGCAGTCTCTTGTGTTTACCGTCAAGATTAACAACTCGTAAAATAGTACAACTATGCCTGGAACAACTAAATCCGGATATTGTAACGGCAGTGACATGCTGCTGTACATCGGTGGCAAGGCCGTAGGTCATTGCACCACCCACACCACCACCCTGAACTCCGAGACCAAGGACCGTGCCGTGAAGCCCGTGGCTTCTGCCGGTATCTCTGCCGGTCTGTGGAAGGGCAAGGGTGTGACAGGTCTCTCTGTCAGCATCTCTGCTGAGGGCCTTGTCTTCTACAATGAGACCGAGAACGGCTACAAGGAAGCCCTCGCTCAGTGGAAGGCAGGCAAGTCCGTAGCCGTCAAGTGCATGGAGCGCGAGAATTCCGACACTCCTTATCTCTCCGGCAACTTCGTGATCGCCTCCCTGGAGCGCACCGATCCTGCTCAGGACGATGCCACCTACTCCATCACCCTGGAGAATGACGGTGAGGTCGACATTGACGAGACTGCCATCACCGAGACCGCACTGTAACTCCTTAATCCACTGACTTATGCCCAAAGCAAAGACAGTAACCGTGACTATTGGCGAAGCATCGTATCCGTGCCGTATGAGCATGGGAGCGATGCTCCGCTTTAAGCGCGAGACAGGCAAAGAGGTCTCAGAGATCAAGGAAGGCAGCATCTCTGACATGGCGGTGCTCCTGTATTGCTGCGTGGCTTCGGCCTGCAATGCAGAGCACAAACCTTTCAACCTTTCCCTTGAGGACTTTTGTGATGGCATATCCTCCGAAGATATGACCACCATGTCCGCAGCAATCCAGGGAGGGGACGAAGGCGATGCAGAGCAGGACGGGGAAGGAAAAAAAAAGTGACCCCGATTGAGGACCTCCTCGGTGTGGCCATTGGCTGCATCGGGATGTCCTTCGAAGATTTCGAGGCAGTGACTCCGGATGAATTCCGGGCCATCCACCGGCTCTACATGCAGCGCGAAGAATCGAGACTGCACGATGAATGGGAGCGAATCAGAACTCACGCCACCATCATTGTGCAGTCTTTCAGTAAGAAGAAGCTTGAGGCAAAGAAGATCCTTCACTTCCCTTGGGACGGCAAGGCAGAGAAGTCCGAGCACCGGGCAACGGCAACCCGGAGCAACAAATCACGATTTGAAGAACTCATTGCAAAACTGAAATAATGGCAGGCAATTCTACTATATCAATCACCTTCAAGATCAACGGTGAGGACAAGACCTTCCAGGTACTATCGAAGGATGCTGATGGCCTGAGGAAAGTGATGCAGTCCACCCTTGTGGAATCGGACAAGCTCAAGACTTCCCTCATCAATTGGTCTGCATCCGTCCAGGCGATTCAGGCCACCTCTCAGGCCATTGCCGGGCTCAACAATGCCTTCCAATCTGTCATTGCCCAGGGAGCCTCTTTTGGCAAGGCCATGCGGGAGGTGAACACTCTTGCCGGTAAGAGCGGGAAGGAATTCGATGCCATGAAGGATCAGGTGGCTGATCTCTCAAAGACCATCCCTCTCGCTCGTGAGGAGCTCGCCCATGGGCTCTATCAGGTCATCTCCAACGGTGTGCCGGAGGACAATTGGATTTCCTTCCTTGAGAAGTCTGCCAAGGCTGCGGTGGGTGGTCTGTCCGACCTGGGCGAGACCGTCACTGTGACCTCTACCCTCATCAAGAACTACGGCCTATCGTGGGAGCAGGCCGGTGCCATACAGGACAAGATTCAGCTCACCGCGAAGTATGGCGTGACCACTTTCGAGCAGCTCGCTCAGGCCCTTCCTTCCGTGGCCGGATCTGCAGCGCAGCTCGGAGTCACCATGGATGAGCTCATGGCGGTCTTCGCCACGACCACCGGTGTGACCGGAAACACTGCTGAGGTGTCTACTCAGCTCGGAGCCGTCCTCAAGGCTCTCATCGCCCCGTCCACTGAAGCAGCTAAGGCTGCGGAGGCAATGGGCATCAAGTTCGATGCAGCAGCCATCAAGCAGGCCGGTGGCCTGGACAACTTCTTGAAGACCCTCGATGTCAGCATCAAGGAATATGCTGCAAAGACCGGGGAGCTATCGGAGACCATCTACGGCAATCTCTTCGGATCTGCCCGTGCTCTCCGCATCCTGACCTCCCTCACCGGGGAGCAGGCAGAGAAGTTCACCCAGAACATTCGGGTGATGACCGATTCTGCCGGCACTATTGACGGAGCCTTCGAGGAGATGACCAAGACAGGGGAGGCACATGCCCAGATGCTCAAGAATCAGCTTGCAGCATTCTCCGACTTTGCTGCCAAGATTGCTGGTGGAGCTGCTCCCTATGTTTCCCTCGCAGCCAACATGACGATGGTGGTGGCCAACGGTGCCACGATGGTCAAGTCCTTCAAGGCTGCGGGCACTGCGGTGGTGTCTTTCAACAAGAAGCTGATGCTCTCTGTGGCCGACCATGTGGCCAATGCTGCTGCCACCGGCCATGATACGGCGATGCTCCGTCTCTACCGCACCACGACCAATAGTGCGACAAGGGCCACAATCGCCCTCAGAATGGCGATGCAGGCTCTCTTGGTAGCTACGGGTGTCGGCATTGCAATCGTGGCTCTGACGACCATAATTTCGGCCCTCGCAGGCAAGTCCGAGGATGCTTCCGAATCCGTGGAGGGTCTGGACGATGCTACGGATGCCTACAAGGAGGCAGCAGCCCAAGCGAAGGTCAGCATGGACAAGGAGATCCGGAGCCTCAAGGAGCTCATGGATTCCAATCAGGACACCACGGTGGCGGTGGCCAAACTCAATGAGCAGTATGGGGAGATCTTCGGCACCCACAAGACTGCTGCCGATTGGTATGACACCCTCACCCAGAAGTCGCAGATCTATGTGAAGCAGCTCGGCTATGAGGCCCAGGCCCGCAAGCTCGCCGAGACCATCGCGGAGAAGGAGATTCAGAAGCAGATGAATGCGGAGGCCATGGCTGACATGAGGTCCAAGGGTGAGGACAAGACTATGTCCTACGGGGCTGTTGGTGGTGGCAATTCCGGATATGTTCAGACGGTGGCTCTTGGTGAGGTGGAAACCTCCGGCTACAAGGAATTGAGGGAGGCCAATGAGAAACTCGATGCGGAGCTCTCGGAACTCTACGGGAAGGTTGACATCGCCAACAACAAGATCCAGGAATTCTCCAAGCAGCTCAAGACATCCGGAGACTCCATGGCTCCTGTCGTGACGAAGCTCAATGTCACCGGCATGACTTACAACGAGATTTCCGATGCCATTGACCGGAATGAGAAAGCACTAAAGGCCCTGAAGCCCACCCAGGAGACAGAGCGGAAGCAGCTCGTGGCCCAGAATGCGGAGCTCAACGCCCGGAAGAAATATCTGGACAAGATCTATGGCCTTGAGAAGTCCACCGGCAAGAAGAAGGTGGCTGTGGCCGACCCCAAGACCTATGAGGAGCTGTCCAACAACATCGAGATATACAAGAAGAAACTGACCGGGGAGAGCACCGAGGAGCAAAGGCAGATCCGGGAGAAGATTGCTGGATGGGAGGCCACGAAGGAGGCCATCGGCCTTGTGCTCAAAGAGGCTGAAAGACCTCTCTCCCTCAAGTCCCTGGAAGACATCGACAAGGAGCTCAACTATCAGAGGGCCCGCCGTCAGGTGGTCACTGCTGAGAACATCGCAGGTGTCGATGCCGAGATCAAGAAGCTTGAGGATCTGAAGGCTGCGATGGAACTGAAGGCCCATGTGCCGGTGCCCATCGAAAGCATCACCACCTACAAGCAGCTCAACACGGAGCTTGCCTACTACAACTCCCTGATGGAGACGGCCACCGATACGGAGCGGACTTCCATCCAAGCCCAGATCAATGCCCTGACCGAACTCAAGAAGAAGTGGGACAATGTCCTTGCCGAGCTCAAGAAGCCCGGTGAGATTTCCACCCTCAACACCATCGAGGATCTGGACGAGGCTGTCACCTACTATCAGGCATTGCAGAAGCGGGCCTCCGGTGAGGAGATATACAACATCCAGAAGGTCATTGCTGCCCTTGAGAAGAAGCGGGATGCCATGACCCGTGGCTCCCGGATCACCGGCATGCAGACGGAGGTCTCCGACATCTCCGGCATGTCCGGGAAGCAGATGAGGGTGGAGGTCAAGGCCATCGGCTTTGAAGGTCTGAAGTCCCGCATCAAGGAGCTTCAGGCGATGCTCAATGACTTCGACCATCCGGTCACTGCCAATCAGCGCAAGGACATCGAGGCTCTCATCGGGGTCTATTCGAAGTGGCAGAGGCAGATGGCCAACTCCTTCGACACCGTCAAGGACGGATGGGGGGCCATCAAGAACATGAACAGCACCGTCCTTTCCCTGACGGAGACTCTCCAGGGGGACGGCTCTGCATGGGAGAAGCTCTCCGCCGTGGTGGATGGATTCATCACCCTGTACGAATCTCTTCGGGCCATCATCGGCATCATTGAGATGTTCACCACTGCGACCCAGGCTCACACGGCAGCGAAGGCTGCGGAGTCTGCTGCGGTCACTGCGGAAGCGCAGGCTGAGGTGGCTGCGGGTGCCCAGAAGATTGCATCCAACACTGCGGTCACGGCATCCCAATTCGGCCTCGCTACGGCTAACACCGCAGCAGCAGGATCCGGCGCAGCTTCCGCTATGGCGAGCATTCCCTATGTCGGACCAATCCTCGCCATCGCAGCTCTCGCATCCGTGATTGCAGCTATCATGTCCATCCCGAAGTTTGCCTCCGGCGGTATTGCCTACGGGCCGACTCTCGGTCTCTTCGGTGAGTATGCCGGAGCATCCAACAATCCTGAGGTGGTGGCACCACTTGACAAATTGCAGGGTATTATAGGGAGCGATGACTCGCCCAAGGTGGTCCGATTCAAAATAAAGGGCCGTTACTTGGAGGGCATCCTCGAAGATGAACAAAACAGGACAAGACGATGAGCATGACTGTCAGATACGCCGGTGACTTCCTTTCCAGGAAAGGGGTCCATTGGCGGTGTGAGATCCTCCAGGAGTCCGATGTGGTCCTTCCTGTCGGGGAGCTCACATTCCCTGCGGACGAGCCCCTTCTCATCGAGTATGAGGAGACATCCTTGGAGGTGCCCATCTGCCCCTCCAAGGCCACTCTGACGATTGAGTCTCCTGGGGACAGGACCTATGCAGACCTCTACACCATCAAGCCCGGACAGATCCGGCTCGATGTCTACAGGTATGTCAAGAGCGGGAACACGGAGCAGAAGAATCTCTATTGGTCAGGATGCCTGGACCCCGAATTCTATGAGGAGCCCTATGACCGTGGGGCCAACTACGATGTGCAGCTTACCTTCTCGGACTTCGGCATCCTGAAGCGCATCCCTTACGACCTCTCCGGACAGAATTCCCTCATGTGGATCCTGTCATCCGCTCTGCAAAGGAGCAACATCGCAAGCCAAGGCATCGGGCAGAATTACATCTCCTCGGTGGTCAACAATACCACCTCCATCCTCGGTCAGATCCAGGTGGCCTCAGAGAACTTCTTTGACGAGGATGGCGTGGCATTCGACTACTACAAGGTGCTCGAAGGAATCTTGCAGCCTCTTGCCCTCCGCATGGTCCAGGTCTACGGTGGTGTCGAGGTCTATGACCTCAACGGTGTCCGAAACAAAACCACCCGCCGGAAGATTGAGTGGGATGGCGTGGGTCAGCAGATGAGTGTGGGCTCCGTGTACAACAACATCAAGATCACCTTCTCCCCCTACAGCTCCGCAGAGCTGCTATCCGGAGAGCTGACCTACGAGGATGTATTCGGCCCGGAGTGGACCAATCTCACGGACACCGGCTACACTTATACCAAGTACAACGGTGGCACACCCCCTGCCGGCATGACGGTGCCGGAGTGCTACTCGTTTTATATTGACTACGATGAGTCTCACCGGCAGAATAATCAGTGGGACTACAATCTCATATCCTTCACCATATTTTTGGCCTCGGCCTATGCCAACCCGCCGAAGTGCAAGGGATTGGTTGCAATCGGGAATAGCAATCGCTACTTCAAGATCTTCCCGAATCTGGGGGGCCAAGAGACTGAGGGAGTCATGTCCGGCTTCTCCTGCGGGCATCTTGGATGGGACAGGCAGACTCCGACCCAGAAGGGCATGAGCCCTCTTGTCCACAATCAGAGCTTGTGCATGAGGACCAATAAGGCATATCTGCCGGCCCTCAGCGCGAGCGATGCTGCCAACAACTACATCCGCATCCGGCAGGAGATTCTTGTGGATCCTCGCTACAATCCCTTTGAGGAAGCAAGCAAAGGCAACGAGCAGGGCAACTATGACACCTTCAAGAGCTACGCCTCTCACGCCTTTGTGCCGGTGGCCATCACCCTGTACAATCAGAATGGCACGGCCCTCTACCACTACACCAACAAGACTCTCACCCAGAAGGGCCATCCGGATGACTCCGTCAGGAACACCCTCGGCTCCTGGGCTTCCGGCGCAGCTTCCTTTGGGGATGCTTGGCTTGCCTACTACAATGCGGATGACCTCCTGATGGACACCGGCCTCGGTGGATGGTCTCCCAATCATCACAACTTCGGGAAGCCATGGACAACCGGCAAGAAGGAGAAGAAGAGGGTGTGGCATTATGAGGACAGTGGAGGCACCACCCGTGACTTCTATCAGTTCGATTCCATGAAGAAGATTCCGGATGGCCAATACATCCCTTATCCTCCTACCGGGGGCTACTTGGAGATTGTGGTCTACAATGGAGTGTACATTTTGGATGACACGGAGCGATTCACCACCGACTACGCCAATACTCTCTACGCCGACAAATACCGCAAGCTCCGGTGGGTGCTCTACAAGGCCCCGGAGGTCTCCGTGGTCAAGCGCACCCTTACTTTCGACAAGGCAGAGGTGGATGACATCGAGTATTCCGGAGTGATCAATGTGAATGCCAAGGAAGACCTTGAGATTGACACCATCTGCGGGACCACACCGGATGTCTGTCCAACGGCCAAAGGATCCTATCTGAAGACCTCAGACGGACTTCAGCTCAAGCAAATCACAAGGGCAGGCAAGACTGACTGCCCGGAGCATCTTCTCATCGGCACTCTTTACTCACAGTTCTCTGACCGCAGGACTTCCCTTTCTGGAGAGGTGGCCATGGATGTCGGGCTGCTTGCTACCTACTACGATGAGGCCCAGGAAGAGGGAGTGATTTTCCTCAAAGTCGGGGAAGAACAGAATCCAATTGAAGACATGACGGAGGCCACATTCTTGGAAATCCGTCCTGACGAATACACAGGAGTATAGCATGGCAGACAAGACATACATAAAAGGCACGGTCCACCGGACAGCCCGGCCCCGCTCGGAGAGACTTCGCAGGCTTGGCCAAGCTGCTCCCGGCTTGACAAGCACCGTGGTGGTGAACAACACCGGCGGAGGAAGTGGCAGTGGCACGGGTGACGGACACATCCACAACAATCTTCTTGCCCTCAATCAAATCAGCACCGACTCGGAAGGCTATCTCTA